TTATGAAAAGGGTAATTCCTCGTCTATACCATCCGGGATAGACATAAAACCTTCCGAATCCGTTTCAATAGGTGCATTGATTCTACTAAATCCATCAGCAACACCGCCCTGCTTACTTTCGCAAAACTCCTGTTCTTCAACCACAATGTCTGTAGTGTACACCTTCTGCCCTTCCTTATTTGTGTAACTGCCAGTCTGAATACGACCTGTTACAGCTACTTTCATTCCCTTACTGAAATACTTCTCTGCAAACTCCCCGGACTTGCCAAATGCAACACAATTTACAAAATCAGCTTCCGCTTCCCCTTCTTTTTTAAATCTTCTATCTACTGCTAATGTGTATCTTGCAATAGCCAGCTCACCGGAATATCTAACTTCCGTATCTCTTGTCAAACGACCTATTAATATAACTTTGTTCACGATCATATTCTCCTTTTCTATTACTCTATGTAGTTCTTTCCGAATACCTCTAAAAAGCTCTTATTTGCCCCATATACGCTGTTAAACTTCTCTTGTGCTAACTTCTTCAATTGCAAGTCTAAACCTTCATTTGGCTTCTTATGCACTCCTGTTTGACCTGTATGGTGTTCGGTACATAACGGTACAACAAGTCCATATTTGTCTGCTAATGCCCTTCTACCCCTGCCATATATACAATGGTGAATTTCTACATAAGGACTACCGCAAACAATGCAACTATCCATTGAATCTACTATTATTGATTTTGGTTTCTTCCCCATTCTGCTTTCATCCTTTCTAATTCCATAGGTGTAAGTGTTTCTATACCTAAGTCTTTAGCTTTACATACAATACAATCAATGAAGTGTGCCATTTCTGCTGTGTCGTATTCGCTGGATCCTTTAATCATCAAATATGAATCAAACTTCCCATTACCTTTATAGAATTTCCAATGTCCGTCTATCTTTGACATATCCACTCCGGCTTTTACTGTCACCGGGATATATCCTTCTTCGTCTTGATAGAGATACCCATACTTTTGTAGCATTTCTTCGTATATTTCCTCTTTGCTACTCTTAATATCAGGATGATTCGCTATTTTGGTGATTATAGCCCAGCAATAAGCATTGGCATCCAAAGAACGTTTCGCCCGGTACTTCTTTGCGGATATGCTCAACTTCTCACAAGATTGTATATCGTTAATAGCTTCCGTTGGTTCCTCGTTAAGCTCAAAACTGATTATAATTTTTCCTGATTTCCAGTCACGATTGACCGAATGAAGCTTACCTGTACATTCCATAGCCTACTCCTTAATCTTTTGCCAAAAATCGCTAATATTACGGAATTGCTTTTCTGTCAGTTCTGAAAAATCAGATACCTTATAAAGTGATAAAATCTTTGTTTCGTCTACACCTTCATCCTTGCATCTTTTATGAAGTACATCTGCCTTTACATTGGAAATCTTCATATTTTCTATTTCCTTTGTTTTTGCTGTGTCCTCTGCTTCTTCCTTCTGTTCATTTGTAATAGGTGAATACTTTGTACGGTCTTTATCCCAATAAACGTCGGCACCCATACCCAAACTCTTGCAAGCTACTGAAATTGCATCCGTTGTAGCCATCTTGTAGCACTCGTCAGATACATATACACCACTTCTTTCTACTGTAGAAAGCTTGCTACCGCCTGTACCGAATATAGGCTTACTCCATTCACCGTCAACCTTGATATACAGATTGATATTTACGCAAGCAACTCTTTCTTCGCCTACTTCTTCAATCCATTGTTTAGTACATTCAAAATACCAACCTATACCACATACACCAAACTGCTCTGTAAGTGCCTTAATTCTCCACATAGGGTTAATATCTGTCATACCCTTTAATCTTCCGGCCCCTATTGTTTTTTTGGCTTCTTCCGGCACATTGCGGATCGCTTCATAGATTTCCATATTATTCATTATCCTCACCTACCTTTTCTATCTTGTATGATGTTTCATAAGCAGTTTCGCAATGTGCGAATCTTTCAATTAAAATAGTAAGCTCCGCTAAATCCTCACTCACAAAAGTAATTCTTTCTGTTGTGGTTGTTAATGTCTCACCATACTTAATAGGTCTAATCTGCTTGATAGTAAGTTTCCATTTCATATTTTCATTCTCCTTTTAAATAATTTCTTCTACCGATTTCCTATAGTAAGCATTTAAACAATGCTCACAAATTACTTCTCCATTGATTTCATAACAATAATCATCCTGTATGTGTTCTTCACATTCTGAACACTTTGGTCTTGCTTCCAGCTCTGCTTCCAGTTCGGCATCCTGCCTAGCCCATCTTTCGTAGTTATCCATCATAGCTCCCACCTGTCCTTATTTGCTAACGCTACTAATGACAACCACATTACGGATAAAATCAAAGCTACAGGCGGTAGCCACGAATCAGAATCCATACTAGCCAGCGAAAACAGAAACACCGTAAATGCCGAATAAGTCATTATCCATAAGAAAGCGTTATGCAGTTTCGCTCTTATTTTTCTTCTTTTCATTTTCTACTCCTTTCTCACTAATTCCCAACCCACATTTTGTAGTGTGTTAATCACAAGCATTTTTCTTTTTTCCTTTTCTTCATTTGTAAGTTCCGGCTTATGCACCCGGATTGTCACATTGCCGAATATGATTTCATTTACTTGTGTGTAATTATCCATACTATCTCCTTATGTTCAACTTGCTTGAACTTTAACCGCAAAAAAATATTCAGGAATATCGGATGTTGGTATATCCAACAATTCCGGGGAACTCCACTTGACAATATCGTTAGTAGTGATTCCCATTTTCCCTGAAAGCTTTTTTGAGATAGTATTCTCCGAAAAGCCACACGCTTCTGCAAATGCTTTTCTGGAACCGAATTTTTCAATGATTCTGCCGATCAACTTGCTGTAATCGAATTTCACTTTTCTTTCACCTGCCTTTCTTTTTGTTCAAGTTGCTTGAACTATTGTTATACTAGCATAGCATTTCGATAAAGTCAATGCTAAATTTCAATTTTCTTGAACTTTCCCTTTTATTTGTTCAACCTTTGTGCTATAATGAGTTTACTTCCTAATAGAAATGAGGTGAAACAATAATGAATGAGAAAAAAGCAGAATTGAAAGACCGATTAAAATTTGCTCTTGAATTAAGAGAAAAGAAGTCAGCCGATTTAGTAAGAGATTTGAAAATTCCTAAATCTGCTGTAAGTCAATACCTTTCCGGGAAATCACAAAATATGGATTCAAAAAGATTGTATGATATGTGCAGATACTTAAATGTTAGTGAAGCTTGGATGATGGGTTATGATGTTCCAATGAATAGAAAGATAGAGGAAAAAAACGACATCCTAGTGGATGTCATAAAAAGGTTACGAACTGATGATGATTTTTTATCTTTAGTGGAAACGTTAAACAAACTTGATAAGAGTAAAATTGTAGGTGTTAAACAAATGTTATCCGCATTTTTGGAGTAGTTGCTTAATGAGGTCAAGCAGGGCAATATCATTACATTGTAATAACAACTCGCATATTTGTTTAATGTATTCTTCTTTCATCAAAGCACCCTTTCACATATTGTAGGAACTAATGTTCTTCTTAAATATAGTTCATTGTATTGTGAAATGTGTGTGGCTTTTTTGAATATTATGTGACAAGGAAAATAGGAGGAGCAACTATGAAAATCGAAAATGTAGTAAATGTATTATCGACAGAAGCTTATATTATATATCTTCGTAAATCACGTTCAGACAACCCTAATGAATCAGTAGAGGAAGTATTGGCAAAGCATGAAGCAATATTGCAGGAATATGCCTTAAAAACGCTTGGTGGTATGATCCCTGAAAAATGTATATATAGAGAAGTAGTGTCCGGGGAAACTATAGACGAAAGACCGGAAATGAAAAAAGTTCTTTCCTTAATGGAAAATCCAGAGCTAAAAGCTGTACTTGTTGTTGATCCACAACGTTTAAGTCGTGGTGATTTAGAAGATTGCGGAAAGTTAGTTAATGTCCTTAGATATTCAAATACACAAGTTATTACACCGAATATGACATATGATTTATCTAATAAAATGGAAAGAAAATTCTTTGAGCAAGAGTTAATGCGTGGCAATGACTTCTTGGAATATACAAAAGAAATACTGTTGCGTGGTAGAATATCCGCTATCAAACGTGGATGTTTTATTGGAACAGTACCGCCTTTTGGATATGATAAATGTAAAATAGGTGACGATCATACACTAAAACCAAATGCTGATGCGGAATATGTTAAATACATCTTTGAAGAATATGTTTCCGGCACCCAACCGCAAGCAATATGCTATAAGCTTGACGAAATGGGAGTAAAGCCATATGTTACTGATAAATGGGCTAAAGCATCTGTAAAAGCAATATTGAAAAACATACATTATATAGGTAAAGTGCGTTTCAACTATACACGCAAGATAAAAGTAATGGAGCATGGACAGCTTGTGTATAAGCGTTTACGATCACAAGAAGAAGATATAATTGTTGCAGACGGTTTACACCCGGCAATCATTTCAGAAGAATTATTTGAACAGGCACAAAGTAGAGTGGAAATGTACCATAGAAACGATTCTTGGAAATCACCTTTGCAAAATCCATTAGCCGGTGTTATTTTCTGCAAGAAATGTAATAGAGCTATGATACAGCATCCATACAAACGTGCAAAAACAAGAATTGAATGTAAGCGACGTAATAATTGCAAGTCACGTTCTGTTACGCTTGAAGAACTTGTAAACGCTGTTACTTATGCATTGGAAATAACAGAACTTCCAAACCTAGAAGCTAAAGCGAAAAATGGTGATGGAAAATCAATTATTATTCAGCAAAAGCATTTAGAAAGACTGCAAAACGAATTGCAAGCACTCAATGAGCAGGAAGAAAAACAGTATGACTTTTTGGAAAGTGGAACTTATACAGAAGAAATGTTCCTGAAAAGGCACAATGCTCTAATTGCCAAAAAGGAAAAATTGAATAGTGCAATTTATGAAGCTAAAAAGACATTGCCTAAAGAAGTAGACTATGAAGAAAAGGTTGTAAAGTTGAAAGAAGCCATTGCAGGACTGAAAGACGATAGTCTGTCAATAGAAGCAAAAAACAAGCTGGTATTAGCCATAGTGAAAAGAATTGATTTTACTTATGAGAAATTTGAAGGTCATGGGAACCACAAGTTTAGTCTCGATATTTTTCTTCGTATCTAATATGTATATCTTAGATACGCTAGTTCATCAGCATATCTAAGGTATACATATATTGAAAAGCCCGGTAACAGTAGTGTTGCTGGGCTTTTCTTATTGTGTCAAATTTGACATTGCGTACTTTCGCTATCATCCAACAAAATGTTTAAAAAAATATGTTTATTTGTCGCAAAAATGGTTATATTCAATTATGTAACCACCATTTGTGGAGAAGGGAAGGTATTATGGATGAATATGAGGAACTCAAAAAATACTATGTAAATGCTATTATGGAACTACTAAAGATGTGTCAGGATGTAGAGCTGTTAGACCTGATATTAAAATTGTTACTTTAGATAAAATAAACAAAAATAAACATACGTTTTGTGAACTATACAGCTAGAAACCAATTTGCTATAAGGTTATGCTAAATAAAAAAGGAGTTTGTAATGAAAAGAAAAATACTAACCTTGTATCTGTCTATATTTTTAATATTTACTTTTGTTTCTTCGGCTTTATTTATGTATGACCTTATAGCAATGCTGAATCTACCAGATATAATTGACACAATAGTTGGTTATGGTTATTTCTTGGTACATATCGTTTCTTATGTTGGAATGTTCATTAATGCAGACAAGTTTATAAAAACAGAAAAAGGGGAATAGGCTCAAACCTACTCCCCTTCTATTTTGCCATTTAAGGCACTTTATTAGCGTACCATATAATTTATGCACCAATTCATTTAAAGTGGCTAGAATTGACTGCTACAGCGTTTTAAGACCTGCTTCCCACGACTTTTTACCGACTATACCATCTTTCACAAGTCCGTACTTTGCCTGAAATGTCAAAGTTGCAAGGTGAGTAAGATTTCCAAACTTTCCATCCGGCTTTACACCTATAATAATCTGCCAAATCTTCACCGCATTACCCTCGGAGCCCACTTTCAGAATTGGTAAACCTTCCGGCTTCTCTACTTCTTCTGTTTTGACTTCGCTATCCTTTTCCAATACGATATACAGATAATTCAAATCAACATTGCCATTGATACCGGACACCCTTCCGATAGAGGTATACTGCCACATAGCAATATTAAATCCCGGAATGTCCGGGAAATACTTATCATCATCAAGAATCTTGTCATAGCCCCCGGAATATCTTGCAACCCATAAAGGCTCATTAAGGCTTGTAATGTCATATGTTGTCATTATATTGCCTTTTGAGCCATAGATCATAGTTTTATAGCCTGCCGACTTAATAACGTCATTAAAAGCCTTATTGAAGCTTGTACGCTGTTTCCTGCTAGTGCCATAGCTTCTGTACTTCTTCAACTCAAAACCTTCATAATCAAAAACAATAGGGTACGTCACGTCATAACCTTTTATGTGCTGTAAAGTCCACTTTGCTTCCTGTGTTGCTTCCTCAATTGAAATTGCTGTAGAAAAGAAGTAGATACCGACTTTAATATCGTTTGCCAATGCTTCGGTGATGTTTTTCTCAAAATACGGATCCAAAACAATAGCACCGTTTGAATATCCCCGGTAGCCTATACGAATCATAACAAATTCAATACCATCCTGTTTTACTCTTTTCCAGTCGATTGCTCCCTGATGCTTAGATACGTCAATTCCTTTTGCTAAAATCGTTCTCATTGCCTACTCCTTCCAAGAAAAAAGAGGACATTATTTGTCCTCTGATTCCTTTTCATATTTCGTTCTTTTCCATAAGTCGGTTACTTTTTCCCATCCGCCTGTAGATACCAGATATACAAAGAATGATGCAATGAATGAAGCGAAAATATAATACCATTCAATTACTATCTTAAAATACTGGCATAGTACAATTACTTCTACCGGGCATAAGATTAAAGAGATTACTAATACAATCACATCTGTAGGAACCTTCTTCAAAAAGGGCATATCCTTAATTGCCTGCGTGATTACGCTAACAACAAATGCGGTCAAACCGATCGCCATTAATACATAAGTTACTGCTTCCATTAAAAACTGTACGTTGATAGTCATTTTTACTACCTTCCTTTCTTATTCGTGTGCTTGATTGTTGATGTGCTTTTCTAATTTATTGTAGGCATCTGTCACGTTGCCATTAGCACCTAATTGTTTAAGACCGTCAAGGCAAGCTAACATTGCATAGCATATAACACCCTGCTCGGTCTTAATTCCTTTGATTTCTTTATCCTGCTTCTCCTGTTTCAAATACCATCTGTAAACTGCAAAAATAGCAGAAAAAATAACAACAAGTGCTGTAATAACACTTGCTGTTACTATGATTGTATTAGCGTCAATATACATTGGACTGCTCTCCTTCTTCCGTATTATGTTTCGATTGTTGACTAGTTCAAACTTTCCGTATTTCCATAAGGAATTAAAAACGTATTTTGGAAATCGGCATAGTTTTCAGCCATTACCTTAGATAATGCTACTTCATACACTTTTGAAGCGTACAAGTAACCCAAAGAAGTTAAATGCCAACCAGTATTACCGATTGCATCATATAACTTTCCAGTGCTGAAATAATCATTGTATTCTGCGTCTATGTCTACAAGATACACTTTTTCAAAATGTTCATTACTAGCCAATTCCCTAATCATATTATTGATTGCTTGTATATTCTCATCTTTATTTCTAGGAAAAGGCAAGGTAAACAAGAATATAGGTGCTTGCGGTGCGGTGGTTCGTACTGTATTGATTACTTTTGCGTACCAACCATACTCACTATCTGCATTGTTTTCCATATTTGAAAAATCAATATCCGCAATACTTCCAATTACTGTCGGTGTACCATAATTAGCACCCAATGCTATTACATACGCTTGACATAAGTTATCATCTTCAATAAATCTTGAATAGCAATACTCACTATTTTCAATCAACCAGTTTTTAGCCGTAATACCACTTTTGCCGAAGTTTAAGCAAGTGTTACCTATTCTTCTAGCAAGGTATTGTCCCCAACTGTAATAAATGTTTCTTCCGTATGCTTCACCGCTTTCAGTGGTAGTAAAACCTACGCTTAAACTATCACCGATAATTCCCCACTTCTTAAAAAGTGCAAACTCGCAACCATTTAAAATTGAAAACTTAGAGTTTAAAGTATCTAATTCCCCAACTTTAGTTTCGATTTCTACAATTTTTTCTCTTGCCTTAAAATCTGTGGCTGTTTTTGTTGGTTCGCTTACTATGCGTAAATCAACTACAAATCCTGCAAAGTCATTTATTGAAATGTCTGTTTTGCTAAACTGAAAAACTAAGCAATTAGTGTTTTCGGTGGTAGTAAATGTATATTCTCTACTATCATTTGCGTTCCATTGAATATGTGCAAGATTTGTATTTTCTGTCCTTGAAGGCTTTTCAACCAAAAGAATACTTGAAAACACATACGAATTTTCAACCCTAACTACACATTCTGTATTAGGTGTAATATCGCAAACAAAGATAGC